TATGGCAACTTATGACTTTTATGCGGGTTATGTAGAACTGGCCGCTCGTATGTTTGGCGGATATGTGATCTACACATTTGATCCTGTAACAAAAGTATTACGAGTTGTCCGTGATCCCAAAGCCAGCGGCGAGCGAATACTTATTTGGGCTGATGTACAAAGACCTGAAGAAGTATTGTTACAAGATCCAGGTGCTGGAGTTTGGATTAGTGACTTTACATTAGCAGTACTCAAGGGTATCATAGGTGAAGCCCGTGAAAAGTTTGGTACTATTGTTGGTCCTCAGGGTGGTACCACATTGAACGGTTCAGCCATGAAAGCTGAATCTAAAGAACTACAAGCTGCTCTACTTGAGGATCTAAAGAGATATGTAGATTATTCCCAGCCCTTGACATGGATACAAGGATAACCTAAATACTTTATTTTGTAGTCTTTTTGTAATATAATAAGTATATCGACAGGGGGCAACATGATTGTAGGTATAACTGGTTTGATTGGCTCGGGTAAAGACACGATTGCAGAATATCTTATTACACAGCATGGTTTCAAAAAGTTAAGCTTTGCTGCATCTCTAAAAGATGCCGTAGCAGCGGTCTTTGGTTGGGATCGTAGTTTACTTGAAGGCACTACTAAAGAGAGTAGAGAGTGGCGAGAAGAAGTTGATCAATGGTGGGCTAAAAAATTAAACATGCCACATCTTACACCCCGTTGGGTTCTTCAATATTGGGGAACTGAAGTTTGTAGACAGGGCTTTCATAATGATATTTGGGTAGCTAGTTTAGAAAATCGGCTACTACAAGCCAAAGATAATGTAGTCATCACCGATTGCAGATTCATCAATGAGCTAGATGCTATTAAAAATGCAGGTGGAATTACTATTAGAGTATCGCGTGGTCCCGATCCAGAATGGTATAGTGATGCCATTGCGTATAACTCTGGTCCCCATAATATGGGTTGGGCACTGAGTAAAGACCGTTTAAAGAAATTGGGTATTCATGCCAGTGAATACAGCAGTGTAGGGCTAGTATATGATTATGAGGTTAGCAACAATGATACCCTTGATTTACTACACAACAAGATTGAAACAATTGTATGGGTTAATGGTCAACCATCAAGTCTCCTCGACGCCAAGTTACCTGTTTCTTTTTAATTACCTCTACACAATTCAAACATATACTTCTAAGATTTACAAGATCAATATTTTCTAAATTGCCGTCGATATGAAAGACGGTGATTTGTGAAGCGTAAGTACTTTTAAACCCGCATAAATCACATGCGGGTTTTTTCTTATAGCCACTACGCATCCAATTAGGCTTTCTGGGAGGAAGCTTTGCCCTTTGTCTACGACACTCATCACACTGACTTCTATAGTGGGTTATTTCATTGCGTATATAATTTATAGAACGCAAATTTTTATTGCATGTTTCGCATATTGGTCTCATATACATATTTATTACTTTTCACCTTCGAAGGCAGGCTAAGTAGCTATTTTTATAGGAATTAGCTAAATACTTTATACATTTAGGCGGTAAACCTTAAAATTTTACAAATAAAGGAAATATAAAATGGCTTTAACATCACCTGGCGTAGAAGTAACGATTAATGACCAAAGTCAATACTTACCTGCCCCAACTAATTCAGTACCGTTTGTCCTTTTAGCGACAGCGCAAAACAAAGCAGATGCTTCTGGCACAGGCGTAGCACAGGCTACAACAGCAGCTAATGCTAATAAATTATTCTTAGTAACCAGTCAGCGCGATTTGGTTAACTTGTATGGTACACCTTTCTTCTATACAACAACTAATGGCACACCTATTCAAGGCTATGAACTAAACGAATATGGTTTATTAGCAGCGTACTCACTACTAGGTGCAACAAATCGTTGTTATGTTCTTCGTGCTGATGTAGATTTGGCTAGCTTAGTAGGTCAAACAGGTCGTCCTACAGGTGCACCTGATGATGGTTCATATTGGTTAGATGCTACAGATAGTACTTGGGGCATTTTTGAATTTAATGCAACAACAGGTAGATTCACACAACAGTCACCTATAGTAATCACAGATGCAGATCAGCTATCAGCAGGCGCACCATTGTCAAGCATAGGTAGCATTGGCGACTATGCAATCAACGCAATACAAATTACTAGCGCACCTAGTGATGCTGCACAATATTTTTATAAAACTACAGACAATGTATGGGTAGCACTAGGTTCAGGATCTTGGAAGGCTGATTGGCCTACTATTCAAGCAACTTCAAGTAATCCATCATTATCAGCGGGAGACAGTTTTGTTTTAGGTTTAGGTGGAGATTTTACCACAACTATTACAGTTCCTGGAGCACCTAATAACACAGTCGCTGGTGTCGCAACAGCAATAAATTCTTTGGGCTGGTATGATTTATCAGCAGAAGTTATTGACGGCAAACTAGCAATATATTCAAAACAACAAGGTCAAAGTACTAGCAATTATATTGAAGTAGTTTCAGGTACAGGTTCTGTTCTTACCAGTTTAGGAATTTCAGTAGGAGAATATCTACAACCTGCATTCTTTTATGGTACTGCTGCTCAAATGCCATTATGGACAAGTAGTCAAACTAATCCTCGTCCTACAGGATCTATATGGGTTAAAGTTGGTGCAGCAGGATTAGGTTTAGCTCCTGTAGTAGCAAGATATGATGCCGCAATCGCAGCTTGGTCTACAAAGACAGTAACATTAGCTACAGCCGATTGGACAGCAACAGAAGCATTAGATGCTACAGGTGGAAAAGCTATTCCTGCAGGAAGCATTTATGCACAATATAATTTTGATGACTCTAATTTAACTCCTGTATATTTGTGGGAGCGTAGTGTTACAGGTCCTACAGTAGTAACAGGATCAGTAACAAATCCTGTATTTTCTTCAGGACCATATACATTGCGCGTTAAAGTTAGTTCACCTGGTAGTTCATCACTATCATCATGGTACACAGTAACAATAAATGATAATGATACAGCTACAAATTTTGTTACAAGATGGTCAGCAGCTAATATTCCCAATACATCAGCACTAGTCACAACAAGTGGTGCTTTGCAATTAGTACATAATCAAGGTGGAGAAATTGTATTAAACGATTTTGATCCTACAACAGGTGTCTCAAACGGATTACTAGCAACTGCGGGATTCGAAGTAGGAACTACAGTAGGATGCAAGTATGGTCCATCTAATGGAATGACATACTCAGCGGCACAAACATCATCATCAGGTGGCGGTACCGGAGCAGTAATAAGTGTTTCAGTTGGATATGAAGAATATTCAATAGCGGCAGCACCTGTATCAGGTGGATCTGGATATACTGTGGGAAATACAATCACAGTTTCAGGAGCAAGTTTAGGAGGTTCAACTCCAGCAAATGATTTAGTAGTAAAGGTAACCGAAGTTAGTACAGGTGTAGTAACTAAAGTAACTTATATATCAGGTACAGCAGTAAGTGATTATACTACACAATTAAGTAACTGGGTAGAATTTACATATACTGCTAATGAAGGTCAACCTGCACAAGCCCCAACTAACGGTACAAATTGGTTCTACAGTGTAGTAGATCAAGTAGATGTAATGGTAAACTACAATGGAGCTTGGAAAGGATACAGTAATCAAAATTATGATTCTACTGGTTTCCCTTCACCCTCAGGTTCAAATGCGACTGATCCTAATGGTCCAATTATTAGTGCTACAGCACCAACACTACAAAGTGATAGTACAGCATTAGTTTATGGTGATCTATGGATAGACACTAGCGATTTAGAAAATTATCCTATAATTCGTCGTTGGGAAAGTGTAGAAGGCGAAGATGTATGGGTTCTAATCAATAATACAGATCAAGTAAGTTCAAGCGGAGTATTATTTGCTGATGCACGATGGGCAACTAATGGAACAACAAGTCCAGTAGATGATCCTATACCAACAATCGCAAGTTTGTTGACTAGTAATTATTTGGATCTAGATGCACCAGATTCATCACTATACCCTACAGGTATGTTATTGTTTAATACACGCCGTTCAGGTTATAATGTAAAACAGTTCAGAGTCAATTACTTTAGCGGAACTAATTTTCCTGGAGAATCACTACCTTCTCAGAAGGATGCTTGGGTAAGTGTAAGTGGATTACAAAGTAATGGTGCTCCTTATATGGGTCGTAAAGCACAACGCAATATGGTTGTTCAGTCAATGCGTCAATCAATCGACACAAACACTGATATCAGAGATGAAGATAATTTCTTTAACTTGATGGCAACGCCAAACTACCCAGAACTACAACCTAATATGATTGTATTGAATGCAGATCGCGGTGAAACAGCTTATATCATAGGTGATACACCAATGGGTCTACCTGACGATGCCACAGCAATTCAAGCTTGGGCTAATAATGCAGCAGGTGCAACTTCAACAGGTGAAGAAGGGCTTGTAACTCGTAGTACATATATGGGCTTGTTCTACCCAAGTGGTATAACATCTGACCTAAATGGTAATCTAGTTGCTGTTCCAGCATCACACATGATGTTGCGTACATTCTTGCGTAATGATACTATTGCTTATCCTTGGTTAGCGGCTGCAGGTACTCGTAGAGGTATTATTGACAATGCAACCAATATTGGATATTTGAATAGAACTACAGGTGAGTTTATAACTATAAAAACTCGTATAGGAATTCGTGATACATTGTATGTCAATTTTATTAATCCATTAGTATTCTTCACAGGTGTTGGATTATTAAACTATGGCAACAAGACAAGCTTTAATTCACAAAGCGCCCTAGATAGAACAAATGTTGCAAGATTAGTAGCTTATATCCGTCGTCAGTTGACTTTAGCTGCAAGACCATTCGTGTTTGAACCAAATGATGCACTAACACGCAATCAAATTGCAGGCGTAATACAAACTCTAATGATTGATTTAGTTGCAAAACGAGGTATCTATGACTATCTAGTACAGTGTGATGAACAAAATAACACACCTGCTAGAATAGATAGAAATGAACTTTGGGTTGATGTAGCGATTGAGCCAGTGAAAGCTGCTGAATTCATCTACATACCGGTTCGTGTTCTAAACACAGGTGAATTAGCAGCTTAATATAAGGGGGATTTCCCCCTTATTTAAGAATGATAAATATAAATATTAGGAGATTTTAAAATGGCAACAGCCTCACAATCCTTGTTCAATATGACCGTAGCGTCTGATAACGCAGGCGGAAGCCAAGGCTTATTGATGCCTAAACTACAGTTTCGTTTCAGAGTAAATTTCTTAAACTTTGGTGTAGAGGCAAATTCAGTTGAACTAACAAAACAAGTTATTGATTGCTCACGCCCTAGTGTGACTTTCTCAGAAATAACACTACCCGTATATAACTCGACAATTTATTTGTCAGGTAAACATGCATGGGCACCAATGTCAATCAATATTCGTGATGACGCATCAGGTACTATAGCAAAATTAATAGGTCAGCAAATTCAGAAACAAATGGACTTTGTTGAACAAGCCAGTGCTGCAACAGGACAAGATTATAAGTTCCAAACTAATATTGAAATTCTTGACGGTGGTAACGGCGCAGCCGCACCACAAGTATTAGAAACTTGGGAATTATATGGCTGCTTTTTAGCATCAGCAAACTACAATACTTTAAATTATGCAACCAGCGATGTTGTAACTGTAGCATTGTCAATAAGATTTGATAACGCAATACAAGCACCATTAGCTTCAGGTGTAGGTGCAAGCGTAGGTCGCGCATTTGGTGGCGCATCAGTTACTGGTATAGGTAGTTCAATTAGCCAATAATTTATGGGATGGTTCAATAACCAATTTAATAACGCTGCCGGAGCCTTCTTCGGCAGCGATTATTTAAGAGATTACACACACGCTTCTAAAACATTTAGAACTAACGGATACCAATACGCTCCTAAATTCAAATTTTTGTTTCATGTTTATTTTGATATAAACCAAGAAGCATATGGCGAGGGATTAAGCACAGGTGATAATTTTGGACTAGCAGTTAAAAGTGTAAAATTACCTAGCTTTTCATTTGACGCACCTGTATTAAATCAATATAATCGTAAAAGAATAGTTTATACTAAAATAAAATATGATCCCATAGATATCAGTTTTCATGACGATAATGGGAACATGATCAATGGAATGTGGTATAATTATTTCACTTATTATTTCAGAGATGCATCTAAACCTAATGTAGTATTTTCAGGTAACAGAGGTGCAGGACAACCTAGTAATCAAGGTCCAGTTAATGGTCAGGGATCACCTACATTAGCTGACTATAACTATAGAAACACCTATAAAAATGAAATTTTGAATAATGACTGGGGATATATAGGTGAGAGTAGTGTACCTTCTTCTACAGGTACCTCTACTAAATTACCCTTCTTTAAAAACATTACAGTTTTTGGCTTTAATCAGCATAATTTTATAGCATATACATTGATTAATCCAATGATTACCCGCTTTAACCATGATACATATAACTATGGTGAGGGCGGAGGTGTTATGGAAAACAGTATGGCATTGGATTATGAAACTGTTGTGTATAACACAGGTGCATTAGATGGACAGACTCCTGATAACTTAGTAATAGGTTTTGCTAATGAAGCAAACTATGATAGAAGATTAAGTCCTATAACTAAGCCCGGCTCTAATAGAACAATTCTAGGTCAAGGTGGATTAGTTGATGGTGTAGGTGGTACTATAACAAGCCTAGCATCAGGAGATATTTTAAGTGCAGTTAGAAATGCCGGCACAACATATAATTCATTCAAAGGTCAGAACTTGGCTACAATAGCAAAATCAGAAGTCACTACAGGCATAATAAATAGTATTCAAGGCACGCCTAATAGAAATAATTTATTTAATACACCTATATTTGGTGCTACACCTTCAAATCAAGGTACAGCAGGAGCACCTGTAGAGGCTAGAACTAGTCCTGATAATTTAGGACCTACACAAAATGCTGGTAGTGCCACAAGAGGAAGATAAATGCCACAAATTCTTGATACTAGAACATCACTAGACCAAACTGTAAGAATATTTGATTCTTTTTATGCATTTGATTTACAAGTCAATGCACCTGATTTTGATATCGTATTTGGATATTTTACTTCTGTGTGCGCTACTAAAAATATAGCTGGTAATTTCACTGCTGTATTTTTTAGGATAGCTCAAGAAACAGGTATTCCTGTATTAGAATTATTAAATGCTGTTAAGGGTACTAATAATTTACAAATGAATCGTGTAATAAGCTATTACTTGAATAGCTTTAAATCAAAAACATCATTATATGGTGTTGCCATTACTCCACCACCTAATCAATTTGTTGCTAGAAATATAATTCAATAAAATGACTCATTACGTCCAAGGTATATTTACACCTAAAAACGCTGAAAAATATATAGGTAAACATAAGCCTAAATATAGATCAGGTTGGGAAATGACAATGATGATGTTTTTAGATAACAACTCTAGCATATTACAATGGGCTAGCGAACCACTTTATATACCCTACATACATCCTTTAACAGGTAAACGAGCCAATTATATTCCTGACTTTTTAGTAATTTATGAAAACAAGTATGGACAGAAAAAAGCAGAGTTAGTAGAAATCAAACCTAAAAAACAAAGCTTGATAGAAAGTAGAACTGCTAGTGCTAAAGATCGTGCTATAGTTGCTATCAATCACGCTAAGTGGAAAGCTGCTGCTGAATTTTGCAAGCGCAGTGGATTAGTGTTTAGAGTTATTAACGAAGACCACATATTTCATAAAAGTAAAAGATAATTTATATTATTCATAAATACTTATTATGACTAAGAAATTATCGGAGCTTTTTGAGTTGGCACAGCATGAAGAAATTGCGGATAGCGATATCTTGCCTAAAGAAGAAATAGTAGAAGTAACACAAGAGGCATTAGACAATCTTGAAAAAATAGATAGCGCATTACCTCAGGTCCGTGGATTAGAAGCTAGTGATAATGAGATGGATGAACTTGCTGAATTGGCAGTTGATAGCTTCAAGGATCTAAAAGAGTTAGGTATGCAAGTCGATAGCAGATATAGCAGTGAAATATTTGCAGCAGCAGGTACTTTCTTAGGTCATGCAATTACAGCTAGAACAGCTAAACTCAATAAAAAACTAAGGATGATTGAATTGCAGTTAAAGAAAGCCGCATTAGATCAAAAAAATGCAGCTACTAATAAAGAATTAGAAAATACTCCTTTAGGTGAAGGTAAATTAGTGGCAGATAGAAACGAACTACTTAAGATGTTGTCCCAGAAATCTGCGGATAAGTGATAAATAGATAAATAATATTATAATATGGAATTGCCATGCGTGGATTAAAAAAATTTATCGCCGAAAGTGTAAAGACTTACAATTACACTATCAAAATTGCAGGTGAAGTTGATAAGAATTGGTTAGATATGTTCAAGTTTAACTTGAAAAAATTTGATCCAATTAAAATCAGCGATCCTGTTTCTACTCCTATACAAAAAACTCCTTATGGTTTCCCCGGATTAGAAAATCAACCTGTAACAATCATGAAGTGTGAATTTAGATACCCAGCTACAGAACCCATGGTTCAACAGTTGGCTCAGCTATTAGGCTATAACTTGAACATGGTTCGAATGATTTCAACATCATTTGACGACGGTATAGATAAAGAAGCGGAAATGTATCAGAATCAAATGGACAACAGTCCTGTTTTAACACACGAAGAAATGCCTGATAATGGCAAAGAAGCTGGTAAAGCTTATGGTAATTCTTACTTAGACGAAATTAAAAAGCAGTCTGAAGATGGACATGTAAAGGGAACTGAGCATTTTGATGCTCCTAAAACTAAAGATTCATTCGACCCATGGAAGCCTATGCAGGATGACAAATCTTTAGGAGTAAAAAGTCCTATGAGCACCATCAAACGCCCAACATTGCCTAAAACTGGCGCACAGAAATAAAAGGAACTGAAAAATGGATTTTAAAGACCTAATAGGAAAATTAGACCAGCTAAATGAAGCTGAAATGACTTCACGCAAAGTAGCCGGAAAAGCATACGGCGGTGCCGCACAGCACGATGATGAAGACGATGAAGACGGCGAGAAAAAAGCTGCTGCTCCTGCTGAAAAGCGTGGTCGTGGTCGTCCAAAGAAAGCTGGTGGCGATGCACAAGTTAAAGCTGGTTATGGTGGTGCAGCCGAGCTACAAAAATACATTGTAGGTAGTGTTCCTAAGAAAAGCAAAGAATTAGAAAAACTTGGTAAAACTAAGCACAAGCTATCTGATAAAGAACCTACAGAAAAGAAAAAAGTTAAAGAAAGTTTAAAAGATTGGATCGCTGAGTTAGATCAGTTGATGGAAGCAGAACAGCTAACAATTGAGCCAGCCAAGGCTGCTACACAAGTTATCAAACAAGGTACTAAAGTATTAGGTCAAGTTGCAAATCCACAATTAGCTAATACAATCAAACAAGCTATTGGCAAGGGCGAAATGAGTTTAGCAGGTGGTGATTTAGACGAAGCATCCACTGGTGATTATAGTGCTAAAGCAGCACGCGCAGGAAAAGACATTGGTAAGCCTGGAAAACAATTCAGTAGTATTGCTAAAAGCGCAGCCGAGCGTTATGGTTCAAAAGAGCGTGGTGAGAAAGTTGCTGGAGCAGTATTGGCTAAACTACGCAAAACAAATGAAGCTGATATGCCACCAAACGATTCGTTATCATCACCGCTAACATTAGAATCAAAGCAAGGTGTGGCGGAAGACTCCAACGACCAAGTTAAAAAAGTGTTTAAGAAAAATGGTAAGCCAGTAGGTGAAGTTGGTATTGATCCAGAAGCAAGTCCGGGCGTTGGTAAATGGTATATGAAGTGCTATTCTTACAATATAGACAATTCGGGTTATGACTCATATGAAGAAGCCGTAGAAGAATTAAAATATTGTCTAAAGCAAGGTGTGGCGGAAGCAAAAAATCACATGGGTGAAACTGAATACAACACTTATGCTGGATGGAAATCTGCATGCCGTAAAGCAGGCGCCGATAAGTTTGAAGGTGACAGTGATATTTGCCAAGCTATGAAAGATGGAAAAGGAATAGGCGAGTGGGATGGAGCCACTGGGTCAGTTTATGATGACTCACATAAAAAGAAAAAGATGGCAGAAGGCAAAAAACCAGACTTCGTTGATTTAGACAAAGATGGTGACAAAAAAGAATCTATGAAAAAAGCAGCAAGTGATGCTAAGAAAGATAAAAAGAAAGTAGATGAAGGTATGGATCAAAGATTAAAATCTGCACATCATCGTGGTAAAGCACACGCACTAGCTAAAGAAGGCTACAATTGCCGTTATGATGAGGGTAGTGAAGAATCCCGTATGTATCATGAAGGATACAAAATGGGTCTTGATGAATGCTATGGCATTATGCCGTTGCGTGGAGTAGTTGGTGAAGAAAGTGAACAAGATGTAGTTGATAATATGGCAAGTTTTGGTGCTGTGGATGAAGAATATGGCATGATGGAAGATGACATGGAAGAAGGTAATGCTTTCACTGCGGCACTAGCTAAGACACCACATGGTGGCAAATTCAGTGTAGGTGGAAAGACATTCACAGATAACACAGGCTATGATGCTAAGGTTGATGAAATGTCAATGGCATTTGAGGGCTGGGACAAACAACTAAGTTCATTGCTTGTTGAAGGCGAAGAAGTAGTTGAAGAAGGTATGAGTATTTCTGTTAGTAAAGGTCAACAAGGTTCACCTGACAGTGTTAGCGTAACTGCAAGCGATAGTGATGCTGATAAACTAATGGCATTAGTAAGACAAATGGGAATCTTAGGTGATGAAGCTCCCGCAAGTGATTATGGTTCAGCATCTACTGATTCAGTACAACAACATGGTGATTTAACAGTAGTTGATGATCACGATGGTATGATGGCACTTATCAAGAAGGTAGCAGGCCCTGGAATGGATTCAGGCATGGACTCAGGTATGGATTCACAGGGCAGTGAAGATTATGCTGATGAAGAAAGTCATGGTCATGAAGAAACCTGCAACGAATGTGGTGGCATGATGGAAGAGGGCCATAGCTGTGGTCAAGAAGTAATGGGTGAAGAAGAGTCTGAAGATCAAATGGAATTTGAAGTTGCAGAAGACAACGCCCCTGATTCAGATGCGGCTGAAACAACAGCCGACGAAGAAGCTGAAGCAGCAGAAGATGAAG